CGGCTGGATGTCCTACAAACCTACCTTTTTCAATCCTTGTGATGTGGTCTAGGCCGACTACTTTGAGAATGTCCAATGCATTTTGACACCAGGCCGTTTTGAATGATTTCTTGGTGCAAACTTCATAAGATGTCGGGTGCTTTACAGAACGTTCTGCAAAACGGTCATAACGTCTTAGACGTGTGGTTCCGTGGTCCATTATAGCCCCAATCGTTAAAATATCATCATCTGTAATGGCTCTAGTGGATTCGATATTATAAGTAGTGCCGTGAGAATCTATTAATTTTGTAAAGTGCTTCATACGAAGTGAGTGATGAAGTGAGTGACGAAGTGAGTGGCGAAGTGAATGGCGAAGTGAGTGAGTGCTTTACTACCATAGGTAGTAAAGTACTTTAGTAGTTAAATAGTATTTTTCGAACGTAATAATGTAAACCACAATAATGCGTTGGAATGATATAATTTGGTGTTCAAAGATATTGTATCGGCCCCCAAATATTTTGCATAATCTTTTAAAACATTTGATTCTACTACACTGGAAAGTGTGGAAGTGAGTCTAGGTTTATGAATATCAAATAAACATATATTACATTTAAGACTTTTACCATTATTTGAAAAATGACTGTTAACACCTTTAATATCTTTGACGACGGTTTGAATAGTATCAAAATTGTTTTTATCTATCCAGTAGTCACATTCTTTGATACGAACCATAACTAAGTTCAGAACTTAAAAACATTCAAGTATATTTAAAGATAAAATATACCAGAAATTTTATTAACCATACTAGCTCCAAAATATTTCGCAATGTGCGCTAAATGACAATCAGTCAAAGGTAACATAGGTTCTGATGAATTTATTAACCCACCATAAATATCATTCTGAATATCAGTATTGTAATGTATATAATTTGTATCATCAAATACTTGTAATATCTCTTCGAATATATTACATTTATCATACATATCTTCTTCATTATATATTTTAACACCTTTTAGTTTACGCATACTTTCGTAAAGTTATACGTTAGTAAGTACTACTTTAGTATTTTTAGAACTAAATAATTTAAAAAAGAATATACCAACCCTTTTAAATATTTTGTCATTCATTGATATTGTATCAGCGCCAAAATATTTTGCCAAATGTTTAATGATGTCTAAATCAGTTGAGTTTCGAAAATGAAATATACACCTATTAAATTTTAAATCTAGAAAACTTCTAGATGCATTTACGAAATAAGTGGTGTCATTGAGATTATCAAGCTTACCCACTGAAAGAAGTTTATTATATTTAAAATTAACACCGTAGGTATAAGGTATTATCATATACTTCATATACTTAAAGGTTATAAAAATCTAAGTTTTAACATACAAGTAAAATTAAAGATAAACTAAACAGTATACTAGTTCCAAAAACGTACAATACCGCCTTTATTTTTATTTATTATGGTAGCTCCGATATATTTAGCAAAATGTGTTAAATGATAATCAGTCAAAGGTGTCAAAGTACATGGTATGAATAAATAACCAAAAGATTCAAAATAAATCTTAGTAATAATACGATCATTATAATCCCATACAAAAACACGGTTATTTTCAAACCTCAAACAAGTTACATTATCATGTATTTCTACACCTTTTAGTTTACGCATAACTTGTAAGAGTATAATACTTTTACCTGTATCGATAATAATAAACATCACGTCCATAATAATCTATTAAAATAGCGTCAAAATATTTTGCGATGTGAACCAAATGTAGATCAGATAAAGGTAGTAAAGTGTTTGATGTGTGTATATAAGAGTCATCATCACAATTAATGTGAGTAATCTTATAATCATAATTCCATATAGCTAAAACCCATTCATACCTACCAATGTTAGGTATTTTATCGTATATTTCTACACCTTTTAGTTTACGCATAAATTGTAAGAGTATAATAGTGCTATGAGTATACGAGTATACTCGTACTAGTAGTTTTAACTAGTCTCGAGAAAAATATACATCACCTCCAAATTTATATATCGAATTAGTATCAAAATATTTTGCGATGTGAACTAAATGTAAGTCAGATAAAGGTAGTAAAGTGTTTAGTGTGTCTATATCTATGTATTCATCATCATCCTTAATGTTGGTAACCTTAAGACCACAATCCCATATAATTAAAAAATCTATATGCGAAATATCGAGATTAAGTATATTATCAGATATTTTTACACCTTTTAGTTTACGCATACTCGTAAGAGTGTAAAGTAGTAGAACAAGTAAGTACTTTAAAGTACTAACTATAAAATTGATAATGTACATATCCATACCAGGATTGATCTATTTTAATTTTTGTAGCTTTAAAATATTTTGCAATGGTTGATAATTCTTTATATGAAAAGGATGAACGTAAAAAACTTGATACATGTAGCATGTTTTGCATAATATCAGTTCTATAGCGTGTATGAAATGTTTCTAATATATAATTTTCATCAAATGAAATATAATCATCATCAAATTCATCGTATATTTTTACACCTTTTAGTTTACGCATAACTTGTAAGAGTATAATAGTACTACGAGTATACTCTTACTAGTATTTTTAACTAGTCTCGAGAAAAATAAACATCACCTCCAAATTTATATATCGAAGCACCAGTTTTAGTGTTTGTAGATTCGTTTGTATATATTTTAACACCTTTTAGTTCAATCATACCTTGAATTAGTTTATTAGAGCTAGTAGCTAGTGTTTTTTACTATTTTATACACCATAATAATATTTTCTATCTAAAACATAATCAATATGATAATATATATTTTTACATCCCATATATTTAGCTAGATGTTGTAAAACTATATCTTCACAAATTCCATGATTATGATTAAAATTTTTAATATTCGGGGAGATATATGATGATATTGAAGACATTTGAGCATCATGGTAATTAAAAAAAACAAACTTGCATTTTGGTGGGTGTGTAAGATTTATCTCATTTTTAATAGAAATATACGATTTAGATACTTTTGATTTCATAGTAGTGAGTAGAGATTAGTAAATGATACTACTAGCACCGAGTAAATTTAACTGTGAAACTATACGCAGTAATATGTAGAATATGGTCGTTTGCATGCTATTTTAGTATTTGTATATGATGCGATGTGTTCTGCAACTTTATCTAACTCAAACGAGTTTAACAATTTCATAATTGAATCATTTATAGCAAATGTTTTTCGGTTTTGTATGTAAGAATCAAATATAAGTGAATTTTCAACACAATATACTTTTTCTATAATTAATTTGGGCTTGTATGGTATTTTAGAAGAGTACATAATTATTTCTCACGTATATACGCGTGTACTATAATAGGTACTAGTACGAGTGTACTCGTAGTACCACCGAGTAAATTTAACTGTGATACTATACATAGTAATATGTAGAAGAATATGGTAGTTTGCATGCTATTTTAGTATTTGTATATGATGCGATATGTTCTGCAATTTTATCTAACTCAAACGAGTTTAACAATCTCACAATTGATTCATTTATCACAAATACTTTTATCTTCAGTATGTAAGATGTAGAATATATATAAGAATTTCCACCACAATATTTTCTTATAACTAATTTTGGATGGTCTGGTGGGTACATAATTATTTATACTATGCTAGGTACTACAAATATTAATAGTACCACCTAGTAAATTTAACTTTTATTTACAAGTGAACATTTTGCAGCAACGATAAGTATGAGTACTATTTTAACGTCACGAGAACGTTGTATTTTGTTTATAGGCCCTTTATAAGAAAGGTTTAATAATTTGTCGCATCTTTCTTTCAAAAGATCACCCTTCTCCGGAGGTGGGTTATATACTTTTTGGAATTTTTTAATGGCTGTCTTTACAACATTTTCATTTACACCTCCTGTATTAGTATGTGCATTAATGGATAACAATTCCATTTCTAAATCATATAAAGCGGTATATAATTTCATAACTCTTTAGGCTACTAAGGTATCAGAAGTAACTCTTAAACCATTTTTTAAACTGGTCAAACTTTATCCTTAAATAAAGATTTTATCAGTTTTATATATGCAATTTGAGATGGTGTCTTTATCTACCCTAAAAAAGTTATGAGTGTCATTAAAATCATAAATGATAACATTAGACTTATAATATTTGGCCATTTTTAAAGCTAGTTCAGTATATTTATATTCAGTTGATAGATTGTATGCTGTTGAAATTATACGTTTGTCATCATCGTTCAAATACGGTAATAAAATATAAGAATTTATCTTAAAAGTTTGTTTATTCACCCTTGAGTAAAGGGTGGGGAATTCAGTATTTAATATATTTGAATGATCCCATTTGGAAACAAAGCTTATAGATTCTATAGGATTTATATTAATAAATGAATCCATAACATATAAAGGGTCTAAAGTGCAAACTAAAACATCATTATAGTATCTAAAATTTTCACATAGAGATAAAATATTAATTAAATGTTTTGAATCCATACTTTAATATTGTTAAGATGAGTATATTAGAAGTAATTTTAAGCTGTATATGCACCATAACAATAAAACCTTTTATCAACAACTTTAGGATGACACTCTTCTTTTACTAATTTGGCATCAAAGTATTTTGCAGCGTGTGCTAATAAACGTTCTAGTTGATTTTTAGGAATCTCTTTAATAATTTCAGAATTAATAAACATTATTACAAACGTAGTTTTTATAACCCTTGAGTCAAATTCATTTGCAAAATTTATATCAATTTTACGGTGATCTAGATACTTGCCATTTTCTCTAGATACGTGTTGAGACCATAAACTATTTGTAAATATAACCCCGTTAACTTTATATTCATAAATTCCGATAGTGTCTATTATACGCGTAGTCATCTCTTTGACGTACTACATAGTAAAATTTACTTGATATTAAGTGTTTATATACGATATACTGTACTATATCGCAAAAGTATGAAATCTGTTATCATTCTAGGAAATGGTGGCCGTGAAAAGGCCATTAAAAAGCACATCATCAACTCGCCGTCATATGATCCAAAAACTACGCAAGTAACTCTAGTAAACGACCCGATAGAAGTTATACAAGGAATAGCGCCAAATCAAGTAGAATTCATATTTGTGGGACCGGAAAGATTTTTAGAAGACGGTACTGTGGCGGTACTGAAAAACAATGGATATAAAGTAATTGCACCAGATTCCAAAGCGGCCAAGATAGAAACTTCGAAACATTTTTGCAGAACAGTGTTAAATAATCTTAGAGTACATAGTGTACACATCTCAAACCCTAGATATATGCAATCAACCTTTTCAAGGACTCATATCGAGAAATTCAGATGTGCCAAGAAATCGTATCAGAGTGGTGTTGTCATTAAAAGAAATGGGCTGTGTTCCGGTAAAGGTGTATATGTGGAAGGCATAGATTTTACCACAGAAGACCAAGCGATGAACATCTTAAAAAGATATGAAAATGAAAAGTTGGTATTTGAAGAAAAGTTGGAAGGGCAAGAATTCAGTTTCATGACATTATTCGATGGTTGGGGAGGATATGCACATACAGTACCCATCCAGGATTATAAGAGAAGTGGCGACGGAGATACTGGGCATCAGACTGGTGGAATGGGTTGTATATATCCATTAGAATTTTTGACAGAAGAGGACATCGCAGCAGTAAAGGAAATGAATTTAAAGGTCGAACAGTATTTGTGGAACAACATTGGATCCGCAAGATACAAGGGTGTGTTGTATGGGTCATTTATGAAATTAGCCAATGGTGATATCAAGGTAATTGAATATAATGCCAGATTTGGCGACCCAGAATGTGTGACTATGTTACACTTACTCAAATCGGATTTCTACAAGGTGTGCCAAGATATGGCTAAAGGCACTTTGAAGGACGATCTAGAATTTAGCACGCAACCCACAGTAACAAAGTACCTAGTTCCGATAGATTATCCAGGCCCCCCAACCTATTATAATCAAAACGGTCATATACAGGCCACTTTATCAAAAAAGGAGTGCGATGGGCTGGTGATGGGTGATGTGAAAGATTACAAGCTACAACCGGTTAAATATCAGCCTGTAAGGGACATCGATCCTCCAGAACCGCAATTTAGGTTGACGGCGACACTAGGCAAATCAAGGACATTATCCTATACCGCTTCGGCGGATACTTTGGAAGAGGCCGCTATGCAGGTCAATCAGACTTTGGATAAATTCAAAACGCTTCGAGCGTTACACGTGGGATCGAGCACCGCCCCGGTAGTGAGATATCGCAAAGATATCGGATTATCTCGGGGAACCGCCAAATCGGCATATGCCAAAGCCGGGGTAGATATTGAAAAGGGTGACCGGGTAGTCAGGTCAATTGGCGATCTTGTTTCCAAGACATTTACCAAGGATGTTATGACGAGATTCGGCGATTTTAATGGGGTTATTTCGATAAGTGACCGCCAAGCCTTGGTAGCCTCAACTGATGGCGTGGGGACTAAAACCATTTTGGTAAAGGAAATGTTGGGAACTGAAGGGTTTGAGATTCTAGGCCTAGATCTGGTCCATCATGGGATTAATGATTGCCTTACTTCGGGGGCTAAACCATTATTTTTCCTAGACTATTTTGCAGCGGATGTAATCGATCCTGATGCGGTTGTGAATTTTGTTACTGGGGTTAGCGAGGCGTGTACTAGACACAACACCGTATTACTTGGAGGCGAAACGGCGGAAATGTCCGATACTTACCGCAGAGGTAAAGAGGATCTAGTCGGTACAATGGTGGGAATTGTAGATAAAAACGATCTCATTAAGCCTAAAGAATTGATCCAACGAGGTGATATCCTAGTCGCAGTCGAATCCACGGGATTACATACGAATGGATATACCTTGGTAAGAAGCATCATACGTTCCATTGGCGGCACGCGATACGTACCACAAGATATCAAAGATGCTTTGACACAATCCCACAAGTGTTATATCGATGATTATAAGGTGCTTCGATCAATGGTTGATGGGGAAATCCACGGTATGTGCCACAATACCGGTGGAGGTTTGGTAAGTAATTTTTCCAGAATTTTACCGGATGGTATGTCATTGGATTTGGACCCTACGAGTTTAGCCACGTATTACAACCAGCAGCCTGTATTTGGATGGTTGGAAAAGAATGGGAAAATATCTCGAGAAGAGATGTATAAAGTTTTCAATTGTGGCATTGGTATGGTGTTTGTAGTGCCTGGAAAATGGTGGTCTATTATTCAAGAAGATGATCGTTTTGGAATTATTGGAAAGATTGTTTAAAAAGTTAAATTTACTCTACTACTAAACTACTAGTTTAGTAGTACATTATGAATAGTGAACTATTTATTTCATTTACAAAATCTAAATTATCAAATATATATAAAAATAGAGCTGGAGTTTTATTTATGTTTAATAGCTTAACTGTGAATAATAATCACATAATACTTTCGAAACACTTATCCAAATATTTGGATTACAAGTCTTATTATTATACCACTGATGGTATGAATAAATGGCATAATGTAAGTTTTTAACAATACTGGACTATATTAAAGGAATATGTGCATGGGGCGCAGTGAAATATTTGATGGTTTGATAATTCATGTATAACGTTATTTTATCTAAAATATGTTTTATATATTTGTGGGTGTGTTGTTGATTCATCCCAATAATTTGGTTTAAAATATCTTCACAATATACTTTGATTCCAATCCGTTGATAATTGTGTACATCTTTATCTTTAACTGTTCCATCATTTTTTAACAATTCGTGAAGGGTGTCATGGTTATGTAGTGGAACTATATCGAAATCTATCAATTCTTTTTTAACAATACCATATTTCATAACAAGGTCATAGTCATATAACTGTCCATGGTAAGGCACATCCAATTCATAATATATATAAGGTTCTTGGTCTTTAGATAGAGGTAACACTTTTAATTCTGTAGGATAGTCGGTTGAATTATCTACCGAAATATATTTGTAATGGGCGCTGCAAACGTTTTGTTCAAGAATGGTCCCACTTATATTAGGGCGGATATGTTTGGCTGACGCAAACGACATGAAAAATTCTTTACCAACTTTATCTGCACCATTAACATAAAATGTGAATTCTAATAATTTATTATAGTATATAGGCAATGCTTGAAATAAATAAAACATATTTTCATAGGTATGTTGATTAAAACTACCTATTCTTTGATGAGCATAATCCACATTGACATATTCAAACAATTCCTGGAATTTTTCACAATCAAAGTCCAATTCTAAAATACATGGAGCGTTCTTATTTATAGTGTTTTTGAAAAAGGTGTTTAATATACCGGGGGTAATTGAAATTCTGAACGATTTAGCATTCATACAGACCAATTTACATCTAATTCTATCAGACATTTCATCTAAATCACTAGGGTCATATTCTTTGTAATTTGTAGGTGGTTTAGTATCAATATATTTAGAATTTACACCTATTGAACCACCGTACATGAGGTTTGAAGTTCCAATTTCAATTCCATACGACGTAGATACAGTTTCCGAAACATCAGGCCGTGTAGCTGGTTTGAACCTGAAATCTATCCCATATGTATAGTACACACTTTTACTAATTTCAACATCGGGTGTTTTCCAATACACTTCGGACTCGAAAAAGTCATTAGAATATAATTTAGCGCCAATAAGGTGATTACCTCCAGAATATCCTTTCATATTTTTGTACATCGGATAATGTAATTGAGTCAAACATATAAATTCAACCCTATCAACTTCAAAATGTTTATCATCCTTAACAAGACTATAATCGACGTTTTGTATATATTCATTTACTGCAAATCCTTGTAAATTTACCAAAACATATTTTTCTGATTCTTTATTTACAACTGTTTCAGGAGTTTTAATAATTTTTTCATATTTTAATGTAGATTGCAAGGTATTTTGATGGCTGGTGTTGTGATTATATTTTCTTAATTCCAAAGTGATTTTCCCAAGTTTATTCATTGCATGAGTTTTCCTAACAAATTTCAAACACGTAGATTCAAAAGAAATAGGAATTTCCTTGCTGAAAAATTCACATAATTGCAAAATATTAAAAAATTTGGTAATCGTTATATTATTTACCATAAATTCAATATGATAAACATCCAACACCCAATCTAGATTCACACCTTTTATAGTAAAAAGATCTTTAGGGTTTGAGGCGGTCATTCCAAGAGACTGTGGGGAAATGTTAATAGTAACTTCCGGTTTGAGTAGGCATACATCCACGACGTAGTTTGTATTTACATCGGGTGTTAGGTGAATGAATACATCATACTGGTTGGTGGTGTCCATGCATTTGATGTAGTTTTTAGGTAATTGTATTAGTGGGTGTGCACTAGTTGAATCCATCTTGTGAACGGATTATTATTTGAGTTTTCGGTACTATATATAAATATATATAGTTAAGTCACTTTTCGGCTTTTCCGCTTGGCGAAGCGAGCCACGCTACTTTGAAAAAATATTTTCACCGGACCTTACGGTCCGCTTTTATCTTGATATCGCCGGAGGCGGATGCCTAACGAGTATGATGCCGGAATGTCAAACTAATTCTCGGGGCATGTACTTTTTAAAGATGGCAAATATTTTGCATACTTATCGAGTAAATATTTATTGAATTTGCATAATATGATCGCGGTATTTGTTTACCAGATCTTTACATTTCCCAACTCGTAATTCTGAATTGCCTGACGGTGATGTGTAAACTGTTTTCATGTTAGTATTCATATTACGTTAACTCGACTATATCGTATATAAATTGTATATATACATATATTATAACTCTAAGGTATTTATTACTTGGTTGATAATAGTTCAACAACTTTCGCCCGAGCACATTCCAACTCGATCATCCGAATAGATTTTTGTCTAGGCCGAATATGATGTAATTGTGCCGAATTAGTTTTTAACAACACGTCACGACCCACATCGTCCTGCATAAATCGAGCCACCATGATATCCTTCATAACTTGCGTTTTAATTCTACCCCATTCCTTGAGTTTATCTTTAGATAAAACCACCAATTTTCGACCGAATCCTCTGGCCATTTGCCCGCCACCTCTACTTAAAATTGTATTACTCTCCAGTGTAAAGGTAAACGCCTTTTGCTGATCAACTAATCCAATCTTCTTGGATTGGAATGCATGTTCTACAGTTTTGAATGTATGACCATCATAAGTAAATCCATTAGGAATCGCACAGAAATTGGACAAAATGCGTCTCCAATCTCCGATTTTGTTTAATTCCGCATAATCGACCGGATTAGCCACCAATTCATTTGCACCTTTACCCACGGGTTTATCTGCAGATTTAGAATAATAAAACAGTTTATCAGGTTGTTTGTTCGACGGATTCACAGAACTTTTTAACACTTCATTCAATCGTTTTACTTCTTCTTCACATGGATCACTTCCCATCAAATCATTGTAGATGATTTTAATAATCGTAGATGATTTCATAACGAACGTAGTTTACTAAGTATATACTAGTATATACTATTTAAGTATATACTACTCAGTAATTTTAGAACCTACTCGAAAACGTATCATAGTATTACTGCGGACTATATGTAATTGACACCCAAGATAAGTGCCTATTATTCCAGAGTCTGGAAGGTGGTGTAGATACTTTTGATCCAACAAAGGTAAAAATTTAGGTAACAGGTCACTAACGACCGATCTATTCAAACACCAATAATCACATTGGCCATTATATTCACATGACCCATATAGGTCTTGTATTGTTAAAAGATTCATACGAGCGTAGCGAGTGCGAGTGAATGACGAGTGAATGGAGAGTAGTTAAGAAATAACCTATCAAAAAGTTAAACATATTTAAGGATTGGAAATTCGATGCCAGGCGATCGGCCACTACGATGGGAATTCCGTTTAAAATGTGTGTAATTGGAGGCTATATCCACAAAATTATTAATAATCGCCAAATCAGAACCATGGGCAGTCGTCATAAACTCTTGAATAACTGCATTATCACACGAGTAATTTGAATGTAATGTTTCAGTGTATATCACTATAAAATTGAGTTCAAACATTGCCATAACTTGATCTTTCAAATTGTTGTCCAGAATCCATTGTTTTCCTTTCAACATATTAAAGATGTATTCTTTAATGTCTGAATCACACACCGGAGGTTCATTCTCATCAGGGAAATAATAATCAGGTATAATATTGAAATACGCAGTCATAATCTGGGGATTTTTCCACAAATATCCGAAACTCCACGTCATTACATCTAGAAATTGATGATCCTTTCGAATAAAGTCAAAGTACATCACCGCAGAATATCGGTTGATTGTTTGCGCTGTGCTGGGTGTAAATAAAATTGGCGCGGTTTGCAACCCAGCTGCAAACATAGCGCAAAATACGCCGATCTTTTTCACCCAATGTGGTTGATCTTCATGTAATAAAAGGGATAAGTGTTCGTTTAACCTGGAATGTTTATGTTGGATAGCTGCGGCCGTTGGCGTGGCCGTGAGGCTACGATCAAATAAATACACTTCTACAAATTCATCGGCAATTTTAAATAAAATTTCATCAGGAGGTGCGATAGACATATCTAAGTCTAAAGTAAACTTTACGTAAGTACTAACTTAAGTAAACTACTATAGACGAGTATAAATTACTTGATAAACATAAACACGATGGCAACTACCAGCGTAAGAACAATGGCATAAACTAAACGAGGTGTAATGGCTTGAATTTCGGCACATTTATATCGAGGAATAAATCGCCCACGTCTAAATTCATACCCATCGACATACGGATTACACTTTTCTATATCTTCTGTGAGTAAATCGTCTGGCAATGGCTTTTCACCATTTTCATTACCATTGGTCTCATTAATTAATTTCAGCTTTTCTTTGTTTTTCACAAAATTTGATTTCTTGCGCTTGGCGTCATTATTATGGAAAATTGCTAAACTCAGATCACGAAAACTAAGCGAAACAATAAGCGCCAAAGCGCCTGTAATTAGCACAAGAACAGTATTTTTAAATTTATTTACACCTTCTGTTAAACTTTGATTCATACGACCGATGGGAGTAACGTAGCGAGTTAGCGTAAGCGTAGTGAGTATAATATACCAGTATATTATATTATGATCCAAAAATAGCTTTTAGATTATTAGCATGGGCACTTCCTAGTAATGTGGCGACGTGATTACCTTTAATAGCCTCTTCATATACCGTCAAAACAATTTTGAAATCCATCACCTTTTTCCAAAAATGTCTTAGACTTATTATTAATTCTTGTGCGCTACCACCCCATGGTATAATATGATTTTCATAGTGATGGATAACATCTAATTTATAGTTTTGAAGATGTTCCTTGGCTTTTTCACTAAGACTGTTTTTAGGATAGATAGTTAGGACTCTGTGCAATTCATTTGTGATATAATGATGGAAATTTGAATTGGTATAATACTTTTTTAATTCAAACAACACTAATTTATGATCGTTAACATCTACGTCCTCTAAAACATTAAATACGTTTTTATTGGAATATAATTCGCGTATCTGTTGGTGTCCTAGAAGAATATGCCGATGGTCAATCGCAACTACCCTATCGGTATCGACTCGATGATAAACGGATTTGATATTATCTGAATGCAGTGTATTAACTACCTCAAGTTTATTTTGAGGAATTTCCAAGAGTAACACTATTTTAGGGTCCCGACTTAATCGGACTATATCATTAACCATCCTAGGATCGGCGATGTGATGATTCTCTGAATAAACATATAATTTGGTGATGGTGTTACCAGGCAATATCTTTAAATCGTATACTCGGTGATTCATACGAACGACTTTATAATATACATGAATATATTATAAAATTACTTATAATCATATATCATATCATATATCATAATTACTTGATTAATCACTGTCGTTTACTTCGTTCGTTCACTTCGATAAGTCGCTACACTAACTCACTTCGTATGAATCCTCAAGTTATAAAGATATATTTCGCCGGAAAGATGTCGGCAGGTAAAACATTTTATGCTGACAAGTTAGGAAAGTTATTAGGAATGTCTATTTATACAACTGTTAAAAAGTTATCTTTTTCGACACCAGTCAAGGAAATAGCCACAAAATACTTTGGAATGACAAAAAAAGATAGAACGTTGTTACAATCAATCGCCACAAAACTCAGGGAAATCGATGATAGGTGTTTCGTAAATTATATGGTAGAATCTACAAATCAGTTTGAAAAAGCCAAGCAGGTAAATTGGGATGTGACTCAAAACATAATCTATATTGTAGATGATGTTCGGTTTAAAATAGAAAAAGATATGCTAGATTATTACGGATTTAAAGGGATTTACTTGGATGTAGACGAGGAATTGCAACTAGAACGCCAACGTAAATTAAACCCGGCCCTAACGGACCAAGAAATCAAACAGAATATGGCACATCATTCTGAAAATTCGTTGAGTGCTAAAGATTTTCCTGAGAGTAACGTTATTAAAATTAATAGCGATGATTCTGTAACCTGTAAAACAATTTTATCAATACTTTGAGGGAGTAAATGTCAATAACCACAACATCACCGTTGATATACCACCGTATGGTTGCGGTAATATTCCTAGTATAAATCCAGCTGGCCCACCTATAAGAAACCCTTCTCCAATAATACTACCTGGTGTATATAAAAATCTTCCTCCGTACAAAGCCCCACCTAACATACCACCAAATCCACAACATAATCTACCTATAACGTTCATATTCATCTTATATTAAGATATAAGAAGTATACTAGTGTATATTTTACTATGTTTTTACTATGTGTTTCATATACCATTCTATAATTTTATGATTTGTAACATTGTTTAATTTTGCACCACGTTTAAGTAAATATTTCGCAGTTTTAAAATCAGTAAAATCATAAACATCACATATAGGTACACCAATATTTAATAAAAATTTTATCATATCAAGGCTAATATTATTTTTACTCATGATTATTTGTTCGGGTTGAATATTAGCACCATTTTTTAAGAAATATTTTAACAATTTTAAAAGATCATATTTGACACATACATTTATCAAATCTTCGGTGATTTCTGCTCCATTTTCAACCAGATACTTTATAACCGGTGTTATACTGTTTGACCAGCATCTTTTAGGTTTTTTACAAAAGGTGTCAACTGCAACACTTAAAGGTGTATTGAAACTTTCACCATAAAAAGTTGGAGAGTTATCCATATGTTCTTGTATTAAAGATGATCGAGATCTTTGTAGTGGTTGTGAAACAATTACAGATTTCTTGATAAAACAATTTACATTTACACCAATATTTTCTATATAATATCTTACCACATTTATATTATCCTTTTCTATACATTTAAATAATAATTCACAATTAGATTTATCGTCTTCTAGGTTCTCAGTCATTTTAAGACACGAGGTAATACGACATTTTTGCATATATTTTGAACATATTTCATACTTTACTTCAATGTGAATGTTTGAATGATCTATAATATATTTTAAATTGTCTTCAGTATATGGGGTTTTACACACTGTACATATTTCTCCTTCTGATAATGCACATTTTCTATGTATATACTTTATCGATCCATCGCATTTACATGGCGATATTATAACTCCCTCAGAATAACTTTCGAAACATATTCTACACGTTTTGTTAGTCATTACATCTATATACTAATAAGTATACTAATATACTTATTATATAAGTTTGTAGTGAGTATATTTTACTTTTTTATATCTAAAAGTCTAAGAGGATTTGATCACCTTTGCCGGCATTTTCTAAAATAATACGGATGTTCATACTTGTACGAGTTTCTTCGTTACGTACGCCCCAGCGTACCCCAAGATACTTTTTAAACTTGAGTGGTGTCTTGTTTAGTATCTTTTATAATAAATGCATAAATCGTATGAATACTAGTCACGATAAATACGAAAATTAAAGAGATTGTGTTAAGAATTTCCCATTTTTGGTTGGCTTCAGCAACTATATAATTATAAACAACCAATCCAGAAGATATGAATAAATGTAAATATAAAAAGCACAGATATTTCATCCCGATTTTATGATAATATTGTCGGTAATCATAAATTAGGAACCCCTGGTCATCATAATAATACCCCAATATACAACACCACCACACCATAATAATATATTTCACTACTTCCAGTACAGAGTATATGATATATATAGGAAGGTTGTCACGTAACAAAATCGGTGGAGATATAACCATAAATATATACACGAGAAACAATCCGATCATTGGTATATACCACAATACACTCTTATCAGTCTTCTTTTTGGGTTTTGGTGGCGGTGGTACAGTTTCTCTAACAGGTATTTCATATACTACTGAAGTAGTTGAAGTATGTTGCGTACTTTCGTACGACGCCTCACTAGAATTATCACTAGAGCTCCCACTAGAGCTCCCACTAGAACTAGTTAGATTGGTCATAGTAAGATTTATATACCTTTGTTACGTACTCCCCAGAGTACCCCAAGGTAAATATTACTAGATCCTCATCGAAGGACACTCCTTCTCAAATACTTTTAATACATGCGTGTGTCCTTCACGAAGAGCGACCTGATATGCATCTTTAATTTTATGTTCTATATCGTAACTGTTATAAATGCGTGTTAATATATATTCGACTGCTTCTGCATGACCCTTATAACTGGCCAAATACAACCCATTATACAAACACTTGTATGACGGGTGTGTGGACCAACAACTTACAAGATCGTAGAGTTTGATATGATTATTCCCCAAACACAAACTCATTGGCGCTTGTTCGTATACAGAAGTGTCCGGGCTATGTTGATATCCCAATTCCGATCCATTCAACCCATTCAACAACAGTTCAACAACATTTCTAGCGCCATACTCACATGCTACCCGCAACGCAGTGTCGTGTTCATAGTGAATATCGGCACCATTCTTAATTAAATACTTTATACCATCCACAACACTCATCTTTTCACCCAATACCAACTTTTGACATTTTAAATGGGTTGCACTTTTAAAAGTTGAGCCTCTAGGTTCAACTACCCTCAACCATCCTTGGTTTTCGAGCTTTTCTTCCAACGCTTTATACATATACATAAATGCGTGTTCGATGGTAGTGCAAAATAATCCACCAGATGTCCCTTTAGGCGAAAAGGTTTCAACTACATTACTACCATTTTTGTATTGAAATCCATGATGACATTCGTCATGATTCATCCACTTGACGTACTTGATCATATTTAGTTTTAATACTTACGTTGTTAATAACGATACGTTGTTATATTACTATCGATACGTTGTTAGTTTACCTCCATAAGGAGGGTAATTTTTTTTGTTATTAAATGTTGCGTTTAACCACACACTCTTCCAACCATGGGTTGTCGTCGTGAATGGTCTGGGCTAATTCAATAAAGCATTTATCATTGGATATGATATAAATGCTCAAAGGGCCTTGATCGGGGCTGCGTTGGGAGATGATTTTACTAGCGTAATATGCAATGTTGATATCAGCAGCGTCTTTGACTTTGTGGGTGGCGCCAATGACATTCATCCATTTGGAATATTTTTTAGGAGTGCTGTGAGCCCCATGAAATCCGTAGATTTGTTCTTTTGGGATTCCTTTGGAACACTCCCTCATAAAACGATTGCTAGCATTATCTATATCGATAAAGATAATCTTAGACGGTTTCGATGGTGGTGGACAGGTAGTTTCAGTTTCGGTATGGCGTTCGACCAACCAATCAAGCAGTTCATTTCTTAAACAGTTATACACATTGTTGTAGGCATTACCGATAGAAGTATTTCGTATAGAATGTGTTTTGGTCACTGTTAATAAACCTTTAACTTCAACAGTAGTAGACCACTCACCTGTAGATGTTTTCTTACACTTGACCACAGGATGGTCGAGATTGTGCGCTTGCACTAGTTTTAACAACTTTTGAGCACCTACACCGTTTGCATAATGGTCAATACGCCATTTGCGTTTCAATACAGGAACCGGCTTGGTGATAGTAGCAAAAGATCTGGAGATTAAAGACGGTAAGGAAATCATAACGAACGAAGTGAGTGCGATCGACTGAAGTGCGAGTGCGAACGAGTGAGTTGGCGGGTGAAAGTGAATACGAGGGTACTAATGTACCCAAGGGTAAAAGTTATTCTACGGGAAATACATAATCAAGACGTTCAAATACCCGGTCTCGGGCAGCCATACAGGCGCTATCAATATCTACATATCCAGCCTCATCGAAAAAACATTGATAATCTTCTTCAGATAGGAAACCTTCAGGATCATCAACTTCTTGGATCCAACTGATTTCTTCATATACCTCATCATACGTGATGTTATTCTGCTGGACAAATTCGCGACATTCGTCCAACACCGCCTTGGTCTCAGGACCAAGGTTGACACTATATAGGATAGCGTCACACAAATCTTGGATAGATTTAATCGGCATATCTTACTTGGGATTTGGTTAGGCGGGTACTAAAGTACCCTAAGGCATTAAATACTAGTTATATTAGAAAGTGTTTCAAGTTCTTTTTTTCGGCTAAATGTCGGCACACTACCATGGCACACCCAGTAGCATCATTTACAACAAACTTGGTCTCATCTCCAAAACTGCTGTTAAGATATGCAGGATATTTCTTGATAATATCGACAATTTTCTTTTGAGTCTCGGTCAAAACATCGTCAGGGATCTTGTCTAGACACATAGCATCCATAAACCAGATATGATACTTGTCGTCTTCACCGTCATCAGTCATCGGACTCAAAGAATTGCATGGCTTCTGTCCTAAATCTGGATAGACATAATTCTTGTTGTATTTAGGAAAGGCATTAAGATGCTTGTACCAACTGTGTAAATGTGAATATCTTGTAACATCTTCAGAGCATTCTTCACCGTTCAAGTGAATAGTAGTGCGGTTAAATTTAGGGGTGTTCATACTGAACGACTGAAAGGAGTAGCGAAGTAGCGAGATAAGCGTAGCGAACAGTAAAGTAGTTACGTATTTTATTTAGTACCCTAAGGTATATCTTACAAGTTTTTAAAGTCGGGACAAAAACATGATAGTCTTGCTTTCTGTATATGTCCCAGTGTAACAACTTGAACAATAATACTCATTACAAAAACATGTTCGGCGATGAATGATTTTTTCTTCATCAATATCCAAACTATAACCTTTCTTTTTCGCATACTCTTTTGCGAATTTGATATTATCAATTGTCATACCTCCTATTTTATCTAGGACTTTGTCCCCGACCACGGCTGTGCCACTAATTTCAGTCATTTTTGCAATGGTAGAATCAATAAAATTTGCAAATATGGCTTGTTGCGTCTTTTTTAGATTCTGTCTTCTTTCATTTTCAACCTTTTCTATTTTTTCAAGAATACGCCTACCCTTTTCAGCGTCAGCCTTACGTTTATCAGCGGCAATCTTTTCCTTTCTCCATTCCGAAAGCTTTTGTTGAAATAGGGCATGGTCTTCTGTAGTTAGTTGTACTGTGATAAGATTAGACATACTGATATGAATGTAGAGAGTGACGAGGTTAGTGTTTAGTGTGTTAAATTTACCTAATTATAAATATACCCAAAGGTAGTATATATACACATATGGCTTTAGCTTATTTATTAGATGCAGAGTTTGCACCCAAACAACTTTTCAAGATAAATGATAATGAGATAGAAGAAATATTAGACATCCCAAGCAAAATCCAATATCCACAAGAAGTAATTCAAACAGGCAATCGTGAAAAACACACAAATTATATTTATGCGAATGATACAGAACTCTATAGACTTAACATCGTTACATTCTCTCTAAATGATGTAGAGTTGGCCAAATGTTATATCAGTTATGGTAAATATATAGGCTGTAATTATTTCAAAATTATTTATTATCCTCGTAATAAAATTATTCAGTTCTTTAAGGAACTGAGGGTTTAACAAATTCATAATTGCCAAGTTCTTCTTTTACAAAGAAATCGTATAAGACGTCGTTGGCAAAACATGCATAAATAACTTCTTGGTTGTGAGTGTGACATTCGACGATGTTGTCCCATCTAGGAACAAATGTTATATTTGTATAATGATAATGATCATCCCTCGAAGTAACTACAAAACCTGTTTTAGTTATTTGAGTAACCCTAACACCGTTTCTGTGCTTGAAACAATCTGGTGTATAAGCTCTGTTCATACTTAGAAGTGGGGTAGTAGTTATGTATTTTTTTGCGATCCCGAGGGATCTTTTTATGTGTTTTATGTTGGTTGTGGACTTTGGTTAGAATTTATAATTTTAGACTGTCAGGGATATCTGAAATCTTAGTATCCTGATATTTCAGATGCTCGAGGCTTAAAAGTTGTTCAATGTTATCAGGCAAAGTAGCAATAGGATTACCTGAAAAATTCAACGAAGTAATCTTTGTCAACTTGCAAATGTTATCAGGTAGAGACTTGAGTCTATTATAATAAATCATCAAAGTGTCTAGTTGTACCAACTTGCAAATGTTATCAGGTAAAGACTCGAGTTGATTATTAACCAAACACAAAAACTCTAGCTTGGTCAAGTTACCAATCTCATCGGGTACTCTAGAAATCTTATTAGTACCGAGGTCCAACCATTTCAGATTTGTAAGCTTTCCAATATCACTAGGTAGTTCTTCAATCATATTCTTATTAAGATCTAACTTTTGAATGCTTGGGGATAATTCTCCGATATCACTCACGTCGGCAATCTGGTTATTGGAACACCTGAATTCAGTTAGAGTTTTGCACTTCTTAGCAATATTCGGCAACTGTTTAATAGAGTTTGCACCCAAATCAATCTTTGTAAGATTCGGGAGTGTGGCGAACTCATCCGGAAGATCTGTGAGATATGTATGAATCAATACCAGTGTTTCTAGCTTTTGCAAATTCGCAAGATCGAAATGCATACCATACATAGTCTTGATGTTGAAACTCATATCAAGTTGAATAATATCACCATCGAAATTCTTTAAATACTCGTTCAATTCTGGCCAGTTCTTTACTCGGAATCGGTGAGTGATATTAATGGCACCTCTGAAATTGGTGTTTAGAACAATTTCATCACCATCAGACAGATTATATTCTTCCAAAGTCTTTCCTAGATCGGAATCATCTTCACCACCTAGAATAACATCACCGTAATGCAAAGTTTGGAACATCTTACTAACCTTTTGAGTTTCCTTGATCTTTGCCTTAAGATCTTTTACAGTGCAGGTAGGGTCAATGTCAACGGTAAACTTTTGACGGAGGAGGTTTTGGATAGTGAGTTTCATACTGATACGAACGAAGTGAGTGGAAGGAGTAGCGAAGCGAATACGTAAATAAGATATTTATTTACGAATTTTTTTGCGATCCCGAGGGATCTTTTAGGTATATAAGGGGATTTAAAGATCGATTTCGTCGTCAGATTCGAGATCAACCTCAAAGTCGTCGTCGTCGTCTTCAGCGACGTGAGTTTCTTCTTCGACAGGAAGGTCGTCAAGGTCCACAGCGGTGTCGGCTGCGGCCTGTGTGTCGGCCGTGACGGTATCAGCAGTGACTGTATCAGCGGCGTCGGCATCGTCTTCAATAAGGATGTCCTCGGCGTTGTCTGCGGCTGCAGTGGTTTCTTCCTCATTATCAGGAGTGACTTGGGTGAGTTGAGTAAACTCTTCCTTAGTAAGATTCTTGAGTTCACTTTCAGTGAGATCGGGGATGAATTGATGCAAAGCGGCAAGGACTTCATCCTTCTTAAGCTTGGAGACGC